CTAACACAGGACTCAAATCCATCTGTAATAACAGAACTTTATAAACAATTTGGAAATTTTATAAATATTACAGAAAGAAGATAAAGGTACTTTCAGTAGCTAAAGGTACTTTCAGTAGCTAAAGGTACTTTCAGTAGCTAAAAGTACTTTCAGTAGCTAAAGGTACTTTCAGTAGCTAAAGGTACTTTCAGTAGCTAAAGGTATCTAAAGATATCTTTGATAATAATAGATTAATATGTTAAAAATTTATTATAGTTCTATTTATTTTAAATCTATTGCAGAAGGTTTAGGTTGGATTATACAAAGATATAATAAAGCTGTTAGTCCTAATAAAGAAATAAAAGAAATAGAAATTGTTGATATAATTTCTAAATCTAATGCAAAATCAAAAAATATAAAATGGATTATTCTCGGTCTACAAAATGCTCCTATTATACCTTTGGGTAAATATATTGTATGGAGTTTTGAACAATTTGAGATAGATGGACCTGTTTTTGATCAAAAATTTTGGGATTCGTTAAATGGTGCTGAAGATATCTGGGATTATTCAAAAGAAAATATCAAATGGCTTAAATCTAACAAAGGATTAGAAGCATTACATTTACCACTTGGTTGGCTTCCTCAAATGAAAATTTCAACACCAATAAATTCTTGGGCTACGCGTGAAAACACTTTTGCATTTGTTGGATTAATGAATGAAAGACGTAGAGATATTCTTAAACCATGTCATGAACTGGCTAAAGCTAATCAATGGAATATGTATTTATCAAATAAATGTTGGGGATCAGAATATGAAACAATATATTCTATGACTAAATTTGGTCTTAATATTCACTTCTATACAGGTAAAAGTGTTTTAGAAGTTCATCGTATAATTCCATTAATCTTAAATGGAATATGGGTAATTACAGAAAAATCTGGTGATTCATGGTATGATGAACTATTTGATCGATTAGTAACATGGGCCGAACCTGATACTTTCGCTCAAGTTTTAAATGAATTAAATCAATTAGATCATAAACAAATAGAAGCAGAACTTGAAACTCGTAAACGTCTACTTATTCAAACATGTGATATGTATAAATATTTTTTAGATGGAGACTTTGTTAAAAAATTAATTTAACTTGATCAATAGATTGTTATTAAAGATAAAATAAATTTTATCTTTAATATATATATATGCTAACTAACAAATATTTGTATTATAAGAAAAAATATTTGGAATATAAAACGAAAAGAATACTATTTCCTTTAACACCACTTGGTGAAATTAAAGAACTATTTATTAAGTGTCAACTTACAGAACTTATTACTAGGGTTACTTCAGAAGAACTAGTGGTTGTTCCACTTGCTGCTATAGAACAAGAACAAGAACAAAGAAGATCTAGTAGAATAGAACAACAAGCGTCAAGTTCATCAAGTTCCGCTTTTTCTTCACCTGCTCCTCACATGATATACAATCCATCAACTAGTGTACTATTTACACGTAGAACTTTAGAATCAATTAGAGAAGAACTTGAAAAAGATGATGCTGCTATTAATAAAATAGTAGTTTCTGAAGAAGGACAAGATAAAGATTATATGGACTATGATAAAGATTATGGAAAGACTATAGAAATATGGTATGCAGATACACAGACATGTCCTTGTTGTGGATCTAACTCGCTGAGACGTTATTCATCAAATATATTCCCAATAATAGATTTGGTTTGTGTTAATCTAGAGCATCCAGTAAATAAAGTTAGATTCTTTCAAGTTAAAACATCAAATGGTAGTTTGTTCAGAGAAGATAAATATTTTAATATTGATAGTACAACTAATACAGGACATATATATACTGGATCTAGAAAAGCAGGAAACCCAATACATGTGATAAGTGGTTCAAGTTCTCCTCATGATAAATTTTTTGCTATAGGTTATATTTGTATAAGTATTGAACATTTTGGACCTGATGATTCAAATTTTGTTATTAGTAAAATAGATATAGTTTTACCAGATCTAGATAAATCTGATGGACAATATTACTCTTATCTTGATAATCCAGCTGATAATCCATATAATAAACCAAAAATATCATGGAATCCTAATAATATGATGATAACTTCATCTCAAGGTAGAATTAGAGTTCCACGTGATTATTTGTCCACACAAAGTTATCAAATAATAGATAATCCTTTGAAAGACTTAGAATTAACTTCTGATGATTTTGAATCAGAGTAAACCGTAATATTTTTTCCCAAAAAAGTAAAGACCATTTTTGAGAAAATAGATTTTTTAAGTTTTATTCTGGGTTATACAATTTTTTTAAGATTTTTTCCCCGGTCTCCAACCCGGCTCTCTCTCTCGCTAAAAATCCTTCACAAATCTTTCATAAATTGAGATATAAATAATATTTTAATTAAAATATTAATCTTAATAGAGATATTAATTTTTTTATATTTTTTTAACTATTTTTTCGCAAAATTCTTCATAAATGTAAGTAGTTAAAAAGTGATATTTTAACAAATCTTTCATAAAAATTGATTTTTTTAACATTTTTTTCATAATTTTGTAATCTTATTTAAATTCTATTTTAACAAATCTTTCATAAAATTATTTTAAGAAATAATATTATAATAAATAATAATGTATCAATGTATATTTTGTAATAATTATCATAATTTAAGTAGTAAATGTGGAAATTATAAACATGATTATATATTATCCAAATATTTATCACAATATTTAGAACTTAATACTAATGTTTTATTGGATGAAATCAAAATTATAAAAAAATCAGTACAACAATTAAAATGTGATAGTTGTGGAATATTATTTAAATCAAAACAAAATTTACAATATCATGTAAAAAAAGAAGTATGTGCGAGAGAAAAACAAAAATACAAAGAATTTGAATGTAAAAAATGTAATAAAATATTTTCAGAGAAAAGAAATTTACAATATCATATTAATAATTCTGTATGTAATAAAGAATCAAAAAACGTAACTACAAATATAACAAATCAACAGAATGTGCAGAACTTGGTTAATAATATTGCAAATACATCTAATATAAATAATCAACAAAATATTCAAACACAAAATAATACTAACAATAATATTCAAATTAATGTTAATACAAATGAACCTAGAAAATCTATTGAAATGTTACCCTTTAGAGACGCTAGTTATAAAATATCTACTAAAAAATATTTGGAATACGCTAATAATCCTGAACAAGCAATCCGTAAATTCGTAAAAGATGAACATTTAAATCCTAATAAACCTGAACGTATGAACGTATTAAATACTAATCCAAGATCAAATCGTGTTCAACTTTTTGATTATGATGAAGATTTTGTTTGTAGATGGCAAACCAAAGACAAAAATGATATTTCTGAACTATTATTTGATCGTGGGGTTAATATCCTGTTTTTTGCTAAGATAATGTTGGCATCTGCTGGTGTTAAATTAGATCCTAAAAAAGAGACTAAACTTAATGCTAGAATAAAAGAATATGAAAATGATGAGAAGTTAAAAAAGAAATATATTGATATGATTTCAGATTTAACATATGATTACAGAGAAATGATTGGAACAAATAAAAAATTAATAGATCAAGAAACTCAATTACTAAAAAATTGTTAAACTAATTATTTAGAAACTAATTAAATAATTAATATTAATAGATATATATGAATAAAGAAATATTAGATGTACTTTTTTCAATACACTCGACACCTATTTCCTGTATATATCTTCTTGAACTAGGAACAGTTAAGCAATTAAGAAAAGTATTTCAAATTGATTCTAAAATTTCAGATTTGTATGTTATTTACAAGTTTGGATTAACTAAGAATTTAAAAAAACGATTTTCAGATCATCAAGCTTATTATGGAAAGTTACCAAATGTAAATTTAAGATTAATTCAATTTATATATATTGATAGACATTATTTGTATAATGCTGAAAATGATGTTAAACAATTTTTTGAATCTAATAGATTAATTTTACAAATTGATAAAAAAACCAATACATGTCAAGAAGTAAAATTATCTCATAGAGAGATTGTTGCATTTGATCATTTAAAATTAGATTTAATAATAAAAGCCTTAGACGAAATCGTTGAAAAATATTCTAGAATTTTACAAACTACAACAATAAAAACACTTTCTAATTTAACATCAACTTTGACAGCAAATATAACATCAGCACTAACATTTAATTTACATGAAAGACTTGGATTATTAGAACATAATGTTGATAATATTATAACAACTACGAATAAATTTAAACAAATAAATAGAGATAAATATTTTGAAGAAATTGAACATGAATTTGAAAGAAATAATGAGTTTATAGAATTTGAACAAAAAAATATTATAATAGAAGAAAAACCAAAAATAATTTTATGTGAAGAACTAGTTAATTCGGAATCTAAAAAAATATTTGAATGTTTTGAATGTGGGAAAAAATTTAGTTCTAAATTTTCAGTAAGTTATCATATGTCTAAAGGAGTTTGTAAAAAAGAACAAGATAAAGAATTTAAATGTACAAAATGTAAGAAAATATTTTCAGAAAAGAAAAATTTACAATATCACACATATAATGTTGTATGTGATAAAATAAAAAAAGTTAACAATGAAGTATAAATTGTTAATATTAACTAATATATTTATTAATAAAATCTTACATTAAAGGAAAGTAGAACTTGCTTTAATATATTTATTTATAATAAACCTTACATTAAAGGAGCAGCCACACATTGTCTAAAGTATACAGTAATTCCTGAATTTACGGAAGGTCTTTCAATTCTTATAATATTTCCAGGTTTTAGATTGTAATATCGCGCAATAGGATCTGATTCTTTTATAATACCAATCTCTATTCGTTTAAATCCATATTCTTTTCTTATCTGATCTTGCTCTTCTTGAGATAGCACGATATGTTTGGGTACAAACATATGATCAATTTTATTAACAAGAAGATCATCAGTAAAAAATACTTCCAAGTTATCATATTCAATAAATTGTTTATAAGCTTTAGGAGTAATTTTGGAAACAATAATAATTTTATAATGATCTTTATATTTGTCTAAAAAATCATCAATATCTTCAATTTTTCTAATTGTTGTAATTTTTCTGAATAGAAGCTTGATAGCAATTTTGTCATCTCCATCTCGAAACCATGTGGTATCATTATCATAATTTTTTTTAAATTGTTCAAAAACAGGTTCCCATGATCTATCCTTACGCGCCCCTAACATTTTTGAAGTATTCTCAAATATAAGAGTTTTGATACCTTCTTCATTATATTCTGCTTGAAATATAGTATTTAACATTTTTAATTATATAATATACATTGGAAAATATTTAAATATATTAAATTCAATTTTTTAAGTTTTGTTCCAATAATCAAATATTATATTTGATTATATTATATTATATGACATCATTTACTGAATTATTTACTGAATTTGATATAAAATTATTAACTATTTTGAATAAATTATGGTATGATCATTTTAATCAAGTTGTTACAGAAAGCTTGAACTACACAATAAATCTAACCTCTAAAATTATGACTGGCGAATCAACAGAAGTTGAAGTAATTCATGAAGGAAAAAGTACCAATACAGAAATTATTATTGTTGGTATGTATAATAAAGAAAAAGAAATTTTTTCATGGCATAAAAATGTAAATAAACTATTCTATGATATGATGTATGATGATATAAAAAAAACATTTGAAACTACAGAAACTATAGAAAAAATGTTTGAAAAAGATGTACCAATAAAAAATAAATTTTATCATGCAATTCCAGCATTAGTTGGCATGTTTTTTTCAAAATATAATATAATAAAATTTGTTACTGAAGATAATAAACATGTTCTTTATGCATTAATAAATCTTAAAATTAATAATGAAATTGATTATGATAATTTTTTTAAAAGCGTACATAAAAAACTTAGTAGAAGTAAAAACTATAAAAAAGGTAAAAATTGAATTTGTTATCTTTTATATAAATAATTTATATAAATTGTTTATATATTTTTGATATGTTTAAACTAGTAAAGCTATCTTATAATCAAGATGAGCAATATAATTCGTTATATTTGTACTTAGCAAATTCTAAATATGTCCGAATTATGAATGGAGATAAGTTTGTAGGTCCTTTTAAGACTATAAAATCTGCATTTATGTGTAAGAATGAAATTGCTATAAGTTCTTCTTTTAGAGATTTTATTGGAATTGAGACTAATTCTTTTGTTGGAATAGTATTCTTGGATGAACCCAAAATATCTTATTTAAAAACAATTTCATTTGTAATTGAAACTTTTCAAATCCAGACTAATAAACAGACTATTACAGTTAATGAAGAACTTGTTGATGAGATTAAAACAGAATTTTCTGATATACCTATGATTGATAAATGTGCATATTCATTTAAAAATAAATATAAACTAACTCCAAGTTTTGATTTGAGTACTAGATTAGATCCTGACCAAGAAATATTTTTAATTGATCACAAAACATCTATACATTTTGTAACTAAAGAAAATTATGTTCTAAATATCGAGTTACCACTAGGTTGCACATCTAGCCTTGCTAGATTAGACTTACAAAATGAAAATACAAGTATATTTAAATCTAATTTTAATTTCGAAGAGATTGGAATTGGAGGATTGGATAAACAATTTAAAATAATATTTAGAAGAGCTTTCTCATCACGATTACTACCAAAAAATTTAATTTCAGATCTTGGTATTAATCATGTGCGAGGTATTATACTGCATGGGCCTCCTGGTACAGGTAAAACACTAATTGCTCGGCAAATAGGAAAGATTTTAAACTGTCAAACCCCAAAAATAGTTAATGGTCCAAGTTTACTTAACAAGTATGTGGGTGAATCAGAAGGAAATGTCCGCAAATTATTTGCAGATGCTATTGCAGATACTTGCGGATCTAAACTTCATTTGATTATTTGTGATGAGTTTGATGCTCTTGCTAAAAAGAGAGGATCAAGTTCATCTACTTCTGCAGATGTTAATGATAAAATAGTTAATCAGTTCCTTTCAATGATTGATGGACCCAATGCACTAAATAATATTCTGCTAATCTGTATGACAAATCGTATTGATCTTATTGATGAAGCACTTTTAAGACCTGGAAGATTAGAACTACAAATTGAAATTAGTTTACCGGATGAAGCTGGAAGACTTCAAATTCTTCAAATACATACTAAAAAAATGGAATCACTAGGTTATTTAAATGGTGTAGATTTAGTTCAGATTGCTAAACAAACTAGGAACTTTACAGGCGCAGAACTCGAGGCAGTTGTAAGATCTGCAGTATCTTTTAGTATTTCTAAAGAATTAGATCCTTCAAATTTGACAGAAGGTTTAAGTAGATCTAAACCAATTCTAACTCATGATGATTTTCTTAGGTCTTGTAAAGAAATTAAACCACAGTTTGGTGCAATATCAGATCAAATAGAAGTGATCACATCAAAACCATTTGAGCTATACTCACCAGTATATACCCAAATATATACTGAACTGGTTGAAAAAATTAAATCATTGGTTGTTGGAAATTTATTTACAGGATTAATAACAGGTCCAAACTATATCGGTAAAACTACATTGGTATCACATGTTGCTAAAAACTGTGGATATTCTTGTGTTAAAATAATTAATTCAGAAACACTAGTTAATTCTTCATCTAAAGATATTGATCTATATAATAAGTTTAAAGAAGGTTATAATTCTGAAACCCTTGTAATTATTTTAGATGGAATTGAAAGATTAATAGAATATTCAAAAGTAGGAACTGCATGTGCATTTAATAATAAAATTCTCCAAGTGATTTATATATTATTATGTAAAATCGTTGATCCAAATAAAAAATTAGTAGTATTTCTAACAAGTTCTAAACCAGATTTAATGAAAGAGTTAGATTTTTATGATCTTTGTACATGTGTATATGAGCTAGATGATTTTGAGGGTATATCTGGGAAATTTAAGAGTCGAAAAATTTCTAAGTAAAATTATTTTATTTCTAAAATTAGTTTAATAAATATTTTGTAATGGATTTAGAAAAAGCATTAGAAGAATTTGGTTTAGATAAAACAATGTTTAATTTAATGAATAAATCTGATTTAGAAGTATTTCTTAGAACAATACTAGATTCTAACCCATCAAAGACAAAACAAGTCTATTCTAGAATACTTTTAAAAAATGTAAAGAAAAAAGTAAGAATATGTGAATCAGTTAATATGTCCTCAAAGAAATTTGATTCTCAAGATCGTACACGTAGTTCTAGTACAGAGAACTGTGGGATAACCCCAATCAGCCAATCAATTGATGTGTTATTTAGTTCTTTGGTTACTTGTAATTCAATAAATACTTTTATTTAATTTATTAAAAATAACTTAAAGAAAAATTAATTATTATTAATAAAGTTAAATGCCACCTACTAAATCTACTAAACAAGTTAAACAAGTTAAACAAGTCAAACAAGTCAAACAAGTTAAACCAAGTATAAAAATAGAAGATCTTGGACTTCCGCCAATTCCTAAAGAATTAGCTAAAAATTTGACCAAGTATCGAAGGGTTACAAAAAGATCATTAATGAACGATTATTTTAATGCTCTAACTCCTTTGGGAAGAAGATTAGCAAGGACAAAGTACTTTGAAGAAATGTTAAATGATTCAGATTATTCTACTTATTCATCTAAACCTACAGATGCAATTAAAAATATGGATTTAAGAAATTTAGATTATTTGTTATGTTTGCATGCTCCAAAAAAACCAAGACCTCCAAGACCACCTGAAGGATATTACAAGAATAAATCACAAAACTCTAAACCAAGTTATCAAACTCAAACATCAACAGATGGAAATACAGTAACAAACACAACATTTACTACAGCAAATCTATCAGATTTATTTAATACATCAAATCCTTTTGATATTTTTTCAAAATTCCCTCAATTTAATCAACAGGGACAAGGACAACTTCAGAATGGAGGATCAGGTAAAATGGGAGAACCAATAGTAGAAACTAATGTAGTAGAAACAAAAGATGCTAATGGAAATGTAACCACAGTAACAAATACAACAAGAACAGCAAATTATAATATTAGTTTGTTACCATTTGTTCCAATCAAGTTAAAAACAAAACCAGGAGAAAAACCAAGGTATTATGCACACAAGTTAGTTGATGAGAATCCAGATGAAATTAATATTTATTATTACTATATTCGAGATTACAAGTATTTGATATGTGAGAAATCTAAATTTCCATTTTATGGAATGACACGAGAAGAAAAAGAGACATTATATAATACTATTATAGATTCAGCATCTTTAGGAATAGATCAGATGATAGCAAATGATACTTATGATTATACAGAAGAAGATGATATAATGATAGAAGAACTTAAAGTAGGAGAATTAATACAATTTTCTAGTTATTATTAAAAAAATATTGTAAAACTATAAGAACAATTTTTATATATTAATTGATTTAAAGAATTAATATATATTAAATAACATAACATGACAACAAAAGGTGAAGCAATTGGAATTGATTTGGGTACAACTTATTCATGTGTTGGTGTTTGGCAAAATGATCGTGTAGAGATTATTGCAAATGATCAAGGAAATAGAACCACTCCATCATACGTTGCATTTAATTCTACAGAAAGACTTGTTGGTGATGCTGCTAAGAACCAAGCAGCAATGAATCCTACTAATACAATATTTGATGCCAAGAGATTAATTGGAAGGAAGTACACAGATCCAACAGTTCAGTCAGATATGAAACTATGGCCTTTTAAAGTAATTCCTGGGTCATCAGACAAGCCTATTATTCAAGCTGAGTATAAAGGTGAAGTAAAAGATTTTACTCCAGAAGAGATTTCATCAATGATTTTAATCAAGATGAAGGAAACATCTGAGGCTTATTTAGGTCGTTTAGTAACTGATGCAGTAATCACTGTACCAGCATACTTTAATGATGCTCAAAGACAAGCAACAAAAGATGCTGGTGCAATTGCTGGATTAAATGTGTTAAGAATTATTAACGAACCAACTGCTGCAGCTATCGCATATGGTCTAGATCAAAAAGGTAAAAAAGAGAAAAGTGTACTGATATTTGATCTAGGCGGCGGAACTTTTGATGTTTCAATCTTATCAATCGAAGATGGAATTTTTGAAGTAAAAGCAACGTCCGGAAACGGACACTTGGGTTAATTTTTCGGCTCAAGTATAAAAGAGGGTGAATTGCTAAAATAGCCTTACCGATATTTAAAAACAAAATTAATATAATATAATTATAATGCAACGCAAATGTTCTCAATGCAAAGAATTTAAAGAAATCAACTGTTTTCATAATAAAAAAACAGGACTTAATGGAAAAGAAAGTATGTGTAAAGAATGTCGTTCAAAAAAATATTCTGTTAGAAATAAAGAATATTCTAAGACATATATTAGAAAAAAACCAAGAATTACATATATTTCTACTAAGACACATTTAAATGGTAAAATAATTTGTACAACATGCGCCATAGAAAAAGAATTGACTGAATATTATTATGACATATCTATTCAAAACTATAAAGAAATTTGTAAAGATTGTAAATCTAATCATAACAAAGAATATAGAATTGATAATAGAGATGAAATTAATAATAAAAGACGCATCGAACGCCAAATAAACCCACAAATTAGAATTAGGGATTCATTTAGTTCAAGATTGTGTCATTTAGTAAAAAACCAGTCTAAATCCTCTAAATTGCTTTCTAAATATTTGGGTTGTTCTTTTGATGAATTTATAAAATGGATTCAGTATCAATTTGTAGAAGGAATGACTATGGATAACTATGGTAAAGAATGGCATATTGATCACGTTAAACCATGTGCATCATATGATTTGACAAATGAAAAAGAACTTGGTGAATGTATGAATTGGAAAAATTTAAGACCATGTTGGAAAATGGAAAATCTTAGTAAAGGTAGTAAAATAAATGATGAACTTATATTAGAACATTGCATTAAAGCACACAATTATAATTATAAAATATTAATAAAATCGGACTAATTGTTTAATAATTAGGAGCCAATAGAACCACAACGTGACTGGTAACGGTGAACGTGAAGGTTTGAAAATCTATTGGATTGGCCAATCAGCAGCGAAGCAGCCAAGAAATTGGTTGAACGTTCAACGACTAGATAAAGTATTCTAAATTTGTGTTTGTAGTTTTCCACTACAGACTTTTAAGCAAATATGATGAAATATCCACGAGCGCCCTCCATTAGTTAGCAAGTCTTAGGAAAACTTGTATTAGCTAATGAAGATATAGTCTGAACTTGTATGAAAGTACAAGAAGTTACTTTAGGAATTGACCTAAAGGGATATTAATCCGGATAAAGAGCCTAACGATAACAAATTGGGAGAAGATTTTGACAATAGATTAGTAGATTTCTGTGTGGAAGAAATTAAAAAGAAATTTAAAAAGGATATTAGAGATTCACAAAAATCTCTAAGAAGATTAAGAACAGCATGTGAAAGAGCAAAGAGAACACTAAGTTCATCATCACAAGCACAAATAGAGATTGATTCATTATATGAAGGATTAGATTACAATACAGTAATTACAAGAGCAAGATTTGAAGATATGAATATGGATTATTTTAGAAAATGTATGGAACCAGTTGAACAGGTATTACGTGATTCTAAAATAGCAAAGGGAGAAGTAGATGAAGTAGTTTTAGTTGGAGGTTCAACCAGAATTCCAAAGATTCAAGAAATGTTATCAGAGTTTTTCAATGGAAAGGAACTTAATAGATCAATTAATCCAGATGAAGCAGTAGCATATGGAGCAGCAGTTCAAGCTGCAATTCTATCAGGTAATAATAAATCAGAAAAGCTTGATTCATTACTTCTTCTAGATGTTACCCCATTGAGCTTGGGTCTGGAGACAGCCGGAGGAGTAATGACACCATTGATTAAGCGCAATACAACAGTACCAGCAAAAAAATCACAAACTTTTTCAACATATGCAGATAATCAACCAGGAGTTCTAATTCAAGTATATGAGGGTGAAAGATCAATGACAAAGGATTGTAATAGATTGGGTCAGTTTCAGCTTGAAGGAATCCCTCCAATGCCAAGAGGTCAACCACAAATTGAAGTAACATTTGATGTAGATGCAAATGGTATCTTAAATGTATCCGCATTAGAAAAATCAACAGGAAAAGAACAAAAGATTCAAATTAAGAATGATAAAGCCAAGTTATCTGCTGAAGAAATTGAAAGACTAGTCGCAGAAGCTGAAAAGTACAAGGCAGAAGATGAAGCTACAAGAGCAACAGTTGAAGCAAAAAATGGACTAGATTCATATTTATTCCAAATGAAGAGTACTGTTAGTTCATCTGACAAGATGGATCCAGAAGATAAAGAAACAATTAATGGATTACTAAAAGAGACAACCGAATGGTTAGATGGAAACCAGCATGGATCCAAAGAGGAATATGAAACAAAACAAAAAGAACTAGAGAGTAAAATTCTACCAATTCTAACAAAGGGTATGGATCCAAATGCAATGGGCGGAATGGCTCCAGATGCAATGGGAGGTATGGCTCCAGATGTAGAATCTAGTGTTCCTGATTCTGGACCAAAAATTGAAGAAATTGATTAAACTATATAAGAATGTTTTTATACATAAAAATTGATTATTTATTATCATTAATTCATCTGATAATAATAAATAATATAATAATATAATAATATATAGTAATGAATTATAATTATTTATTAAAATCAGATGAATTAATATTACCATGGCCTATATTACAAAAATCATTAGATTTTATACCCAATAAATGTAATTTAAAATTATTAGAAGTTGGTGCTGGATCTGGTAAAAAAACAATTCCTATTGCAAAAGAATTTCAAGAGATATATATAATAGAGCCTGAAAAACATTTAATTGATAAATTTGAAGAATTATGTATAAAATATAAATGTAATAATATAATTCTAATAAATAAAACATTTAATGATTATATTGATAATTTAAAAAATTATAATAAAAAATTTGATGTTATATTATTTCAATATACAATTCATTTTTTGGATATGAAAACAATATTAGATAAAATTAAATCTATTATAAATCCAAATGGATATGTTATTATAATACATCCAAAAGCAATTCCTAAAAATTGGGGCAATCCTGTTTTAAATAAAGATTCAGAAAAATTTGATAAAAAAATTTGGTCTAAACATAAAAAACATTTATTAAAATATAAAAAATTAATAATAAATTCAGAATATTTTATTAAAAAATATTCTGGTCCAATTGCTAGATCATATATTTTATCATTATAATATTATCAATCTTAACAATTCTTCCCAACAGACCATTTAGAGCGGTGCTTATTTTTAATAATAAAAATAAAAACATTTTATTTCATTATCTGATGAATAGACAGGAATATATTTGCTTGTAGAAAAAGATAGCACACCAATAAAAACTTTATTTATTTTTACAAGTCCTTTTTGTTTTCTATACTTATTAATTCCATTAATAAGTATAGGTTCAATTTCACTATCTAATCCTTCATGGTCATCAGGTATGCTGCTTTAGACATTTTTAGAGATTTTAAGTAAAATCTCTAAATGCTTAAAGGTCCATCTTCATAAAAATGTTTATAATGATTTTTGTATGAATTAGAAAATAGATCATAAACAATACTAAATTTACCATGCATACCTTCATAACTTGTTTTGTCAATATTATCAACTATTTCTTTATCTTGTTTTAATGTTAAAACCATTGTTTTTTTTGTTAACATATCTCCAAGAATATTTATTAAATTTAAGAGTGGGTAGAAAATATTTTGATTTTTTGAATCTAATAAATTATAAGAAAAATAACTTCTATATGCTTTTACAAATAGTTTTGTTTTGAATTTTGAAATAGGTAATGCATGTGTTATAATAGTAGAACTATAATTACCAAATAGCACTCTAGCAACAGTTGTATGAGGTAGGACATATTCATTTTCTACAATAATATTATTAAAATTGTATATTTTATTAACTAGTGAATTTTCTCCAGCCATATATTCATAAATAATTTTGTAATGATGTTCATTATCATCTAGTTTTAAAATTTTAGAATTACATAATGGATTTGGATTTTTTTTATTACCAAATGTATGAACAAATCCAATATGACATATATCTAAACTATTGATACTAACAAATTTTGCATAATGTTCAAAATCTTCATTTAAATATACAACCCTTTGATCTTTATCATAAAATTCTGGTTCAACAAAAATTTCTTTCTCATCTATGTTATTTTTAACTTTCTCAGAAGTAATTGGAATTGTATTAAAATATACAACATCACCTTTTTCAACAACTTTAAAACAATCTACATTATGTGAATGTGAATCCATATGGGGTAATTTTGGTATTTGTACAAGTTCTCCATTTGAACCATCAAAAATATATCCATGATAAGGACAAGAAATAGTATTTTTACATGTGTTACCTAGCAGAAATGATGAACCTTGGTGACTACAACAATCTCTTAATCCATAGTATATTTTTTTATCTTTCCAAACAACATAATTTATATCACGAATTGTAATTTTTTGTGGTTTAATTCCAAAATCTTTTGAAAATCCAATTGGATACCATGTTAATTGACCTTTATCATTTGTTTTATCCAATCTAGGAAAATTACCTAGTTTTAAATATTCATTTTGATAAACAGCTTTGGGTCCATTGGATTCTATATTTATTTGTGAATCTGGGTTAATACCAAACTGTGTTGTTTTCCCAGATAAGAATTGATTACCTGGTGGAATAACAAAACTTGTGGTAGTTCCAAAAAATAAAAGTAATAGTAGATTAAACATTATAATATATTTCGTAATTATTTTTTTAAATATCCAAAAATTTTTAAAAATTTTATAATTTAAAAAAATAGAAATAAAATATATTATAAATATGTTATTTGGAAAAGTTAGTTTAGTGTATTTAACTTTTTTATTATCAAGTACAGAAAGTCTTTTAACCAATCGAATTAGTCAAATTAGTAGAAAAAACATGAGATTATCAGATAGTGATTTTCCTCAAGATTTAAATTTTATTCATAAATATAGTAATTTTTTTGAAAAAGAAAACTATAATGATATTGTAAATGAATTACAAGATAATAAATTTTCTAAAATTTTTATTGATAATACTTATAAACATTTGATTGCTGTTGATAGTGTAAGCACTAATACAAATAATATTGTTGCTGAAAATTATCATATTGCAGATGTTAATCCAATTGTATTACCTAATTTAATTGAAAAAATATATGATAAACATTTACCAGTATATTTTGTAGATTTTACATCAAACAATATGCTTAATTTAGGTACTATAATGGAAAATGTTGTTTCCTTTGCAAGTATTGGAATACCAATATATTTTATAATTTCATTAATATCTTCTTTTTTAAATTTTAGAAGATTTACAGGAAATAGAAATTCTAATACTAGACCAAATCCTAATCCTAATAATATGTTTGGAATGATGCCTAATTTTCAAAATAAAGAAACTAAATTTGTAAAACCAAATGTTACACTTGGGAGTTGGGCAGGAAGTCCTGAAGTTATTGAAGAATGTAATGAAGTTATATCTTATATTGACAATAAAGATAAATATAAAGTAATTGGCGCAGAAATGCCAAAAGGAATTTTACTAGAAGGTCCACCAGGAACAGGGAAAACTTTACTCGCAAAAGCAATTGCATCAGAAACAAATTCAACATTTATTTCAATGCCAGGATCTGAATTTGTCGAGCTATTTGTAGGAATGGGTGCAGCAAGAGTACGAGAGCTATTTGATACTGCAAGAACAAATAGACCATCAATAATTTTTATAGATGAAATAGATGCAGTAGGAAGACAACGTGGAGCAGGAGTAAATATGGCAAATGATGAAAGAGAACAGACATTAAATCAGTTACTATATGAAATGGATGGTTTTGGAAATAATGATGATATAGTGATAATTGCAGCAACAAATAGAAAGGATGTATTAGATCAAGCATTGTTAAGACCAGGAAGATTTGATAGAATAATCAGAGTACCATTACCGGATAAAACTTCCCGAGAACAAATTTTAAGTTATTATCTAAAAAATAAAAATCTGGACAAACCTTTTGATGTATCCGGGATAGCTGAATTAGCAGATGGATTTTCAGGAGCTCAGTTAAAGAACTTAATTAATGAAGCAGCAATTATTTCTGCTAAAAATAATTATACAGTAATTCAAGAAAAATATGTTTTTGATGCATTTGAAAAATTAATAGTAGGGTTAATTAAGAGCAACTCTACATCAACTCCAGCAACAAGGCTGCGAGTAGCAATTCATGAAAGTGGCCATGCATTGCTGGCATTAAAATTTAATGAATATTTTGAATTTCAAAAGGTATCTATCCAACCAACTTATAACGGAGCAGGTGGATATACTATTTTTACAGAAAAACCAGAGATTAAAGAAGGAGGTTTATATACTAAGGATGTGTTAAAAAAGAGATTAATAATTACAATGGGAGGAAAAGCAGCAGAATCAATATATTATGGAAATGATTTTATGTCATTAGGAGCTGTACAAGACTTAAAACAAGCAAATGGATTAGCAAAAAGAATGATTGGAAATTTTGGAATGGGAGATAAATTAGAAGTATTTTTCAATGAAGATGTTTCAGACGAGTCAAATCCATTTTTAGGTAAAAGTTTAGCATTTGGAGATAAATATTCAGAACAAACAAGACTTCAAATGGACAAAGAAACATTAGACCTAGTTAAGTCAGCATATAGTTCGGCCAAAGAAATATTAGAAGAAAATAGAGAAAAGTTAATAGAATTTTCAGAGTTGTTACAAAACAGTACTGTTATTTATTCACGTGATTTATCAAACAAGTTTTTTTAAATAATAATATATTATATTATTTTATATGGACTATAAAATAAAATATTTAAAATATAAAACAAAATATTTACAATTATTAGATCAAATAGGTCGCGGTAAAATGATACGCGGGTATACAATTTATTCATTAATAGTAACACATAATGGTAGAATTAGATGTTTATTAGATTCACTAGAAGTTCCTGCTATTGAAGAAAAAACAAAACAAGAAATTAGATTTATGAATTGTGCAATATTATTATTAAGAATAACAAAAGATGGTTATACAATATCATTAGAAGATGAAGGTAATCTAGCAGAAGAATCAATTAAAAGAGCAGAAAAAGAAAAAAGAAAATATTATGCAAAAAAAAATATAGGTGATATTTATACAACATTTCAAGGAACTGGACAAGTACCAAAACCCTTATCATTATTACAATTAACTGATGATCAAATTAAAAAAATTGGTAATAATACTTATGATTTTTATATAGTAAGACATGGTGATGGAAAACATAATTCTATGACTACATTTGAAAAAGCAACAAGTACAAAAGTAACTGATGCAGAATTAACTCTTGATGGAATAGCTCAAGCAGAACAAGCTACAGTATATTTATCTAAAATTAAAATTAGAATAGATAACTTATACGTATCTGATTTAAAAAGAACTAGACAAACTCTTGAAAGATTAATACGAGGTCGTGTAAATAGAAATGAAAAATTAATAGAAGGTCGTGTAGGTATAAATGGAAAAGAAATAGTAGTTTTACCATGTGCGCATGAATTAGATTATGTTGAAGGAAAAAACTGTGATGCAAATCAAGGAATAAAAAGTGCATTATCATATGAAAATAAAGTAAAATGTTTAGCAGATAAAGATTGTGTTTCAAACGATATATGTTGTAAAGTAAATGGTCTACCAATTAATTGGTCTTTTTATCGTGAATTTTATGGTGATGGAACACGTATGAAAGATGGAAAAAATCCATCACAAAAATGTAGAGATACAAATATGATCCAACAAGCAATAATACATATACACAAAAGTTTTTTAGATTAGTAAAATAAGTAAATATATTTGTCGGCAATTTAATTGATTTACTTAAATCTTAACATCTGAATCCTTTTTAAATCCTTTAGGAGTTCTGCAACTAATAAAAATTTATCAAATCTAGAAATTAAATTTAATTTTATTCCTGAAAAATCTATTGTCAATGATCTGAAAAATGCTATACCATTTGTACATAATTTTTCTAATTTATGTGAAGAAAAAGTACTAAAACCAAATGTATTAATTGAACCTCATCAAATAAACTCACCTAATATTAAATTATATAGTGGTGAGATTACTAAAGGATACTATCACAAAGTATGTTATAATATTACAGAATTAAAATATATTTATTTTGTAAAAGAAAATGTTCAAACTCTAACCCATGCTTTGTACTATACAGAATCTTGGGATAATTTACATAAATATGTAACTGATTATTGTGAAAGATTAATTAAACCAAACTCTGTATAGGTCTGTAACATATAATAAAATTGAAAAATTTTATTATACATAATCTCATTAGGTAAGTGTATTTTGTCGTGTAGAGTACACATAAACACACGATATTTGAGATTTAAACAGCACCAGCTAATAGATCACAATCTTTTGCCCTTAAAAGAGAACCGGAAACCTCTGAGTCTCAAAATAGTGTTCCAAACACTATTAATTTATCAAACCGACTTGTATCTCTTCAAGTCGAGTTACTCGATCATATTAATAAGTATGTAAATTTATATGAATTTTGGACAACATGTAAATTTGCATATTATGGTACGAGCCGAGAATATATTGTTCGTTTTACTTTGAAGAGTACAGATGCCGAAAACTATTTAAAATTTAATTGGTTTCGCTCTCGAGTAAATGAAAAACTATACAAGAAAAATCAATTAACATTGATTTTAAATGATTTAAAATCAATAAAGGTATTTTCAGAAAATATACAAGGTATTAAAGTGAATATACATTACTGTGCTATGGTAACCGATGTAAGCGTTTTTAGAAATGCACATAGTCTGAATCTTGATGGTTGTACTAAACTAACCGATGTGAGCGCTTTAAGTAAATTGCATTCTCTGGTTCTATATGACTGTTGTGAAATAACTGATGTGAGCGCTCTAGGGAATGTACATAGTTTAAATCTTAGTGGTTGTACTAATCTAACCGATGTGAGCGCTCTAGGAAATGTGCATAGTTTAAATCTTAGTGGTTGTACTAATCTAACTGATGTTAGTGCTCTAGGGAATGTACATGATCTGAATCTCAGTTATTGTTCTAATCTAACTGATGTGAGCGCTCTAGGGAATGTACATGATCTGAAACTCAGTGGGTGTACTAATCTAACCGATGTGAGTGCTCTAACAAATGTGCATAGTTTAAATCTTAGTGGTTGTTCTGGAGTAACTAATGTTAGTGCTCTAGGGAATGTCTATTATCTAAATCTCAGTAATTGCTATCAATTAAAAAATGTGAGCGCTCTAGAAAAAGTGTACAGTTTAAATCTTAGTGGTTGTTATAATCTAATTGATGTGAGTGCTCTAGAGAATGTACATGATCTGAATCTTAGTGGTTGTTCTAATCTAACTGATGTGAGCTCTCTAAGGAATGTGCATAGTTTAAATCTTAGTGGTTGTTCTAATCTAACTGATGTGAGCTCTCTAAGGAATGTGCGTATTCTGAATATCAGTAATTGTTCTAATCTAACTGATGTGAGCTCTCTAAGGAATGTGCGTATTCTGAATCTCAGTGGTTGTACTAATCTAACCGATGTGAGTGCTCTAGAGAATGTACATGATCTGAATCTCAGTTATTGTTCTAATCTAACAGATGTGAGCGCTCTAGGGAATGTGCCTATTCTGAATCTCAGTTATTGTTCTAATCTAACTGATGTGAGCGCTCTAGGGAATGTACATGATCTGAATCTCAGTGGGTGTACTAATCTAACCGATGTGAGAGCTCTAGGGAATGTATATAGATTAAATCTCTATAGATGTTCTGGTGTAATCGATGTAAGTGCTCTAGTGAACGTGCATACATTAAATCTCAGGGATTGTCGTAATCTAAGAGATGTGAGTGCTCTAGGGAATGTACATGATCTGAATCTCTATGGTTGTGATCAAGTACTCGATGTGAGTGCTCTAGGGAATGTACATACTCTTGATCTTAGTGGTTGTTATAATCTAATTGATGTGAGCGCTCTAGGGAAAGTTAATACTCTTATTCTAGATGATTGTGATAAATTTCTCGATATCAGTTCTTTAGGGGATGTGCAAAATTTTTCATTTGAAATGTCAGAATTTGAATATTAGTTCTCTTATTTTATCTTTAGTGTAATAACTAAAGTTCTACTGTATAGAAACATTATCGGGATAGGTAACGATGATTTATCTAGACTATACAAATCAAGTAGAGTCCAAACTTAAAGCTTCTGGAAAAAGTGTCTTAAAGAATGAAAGAAATTAAATAATCTCAAACTAAAGTGTCATATATGGAGTTAAGAGTTAATAGAATACAGTTTTTGAAATTTATTCTTGTCTACTTATCTAAATAAATTATATATAATTTATATAGATATTAATTCAATTTGTTTTATAATTGTGTCTAAAGATGATCTTAATTCATAATCAAACTCAAACATATTTAAAAGTATAGGTATAAATTCACTATACTGTTCTAGAATTTTAGATTCAATAAATTTTCATTTGGAGATTTTAATATATTAATTAATTGAAATGATTTATTAAAATAAATATTCAGAAAAGACAAGACTTCAAATGGATAAAGAAACCCTAGACCTAGTAAAGTCAGCATATAGTTCAGCTAAAGAAATATTAGAAGAAAATAGAGATAAATTAATAGAATTTTCAGAACTGTTACAGAACAGCACTGTTATTTATTCACGTGATTTAATAAATAAGTTCTTTTAAATATTGTAATTTGTATAAAGTCACAACAAATATAATTATTTATATCTAATATTAGAAGTAAATAATTAATAGATTTTTTAGAATAGCACTGTAACTTATTCATGTGATTTATCACAAATAAGTAAATATATTTGTCAGCAATTTAATTGATTTACTTAAATCGCGTCATTCATATATTTACTGAATTGAATTTATTTACTTAAATCTTAACCTCTGAATCCTTTTTTAAATCCTTTAGGAGCAATTTGTTGTTGGCTTTTAGTACCTGTGCGTCATGGTTTTATTCTTTTATTATGACCAAAAACCTTTTGATTTTTAGGAATATCATTTGAATTTGAATTTTTATCATTTGATTTATTTTTGTTATCTGATACACAACCAAAATTAATTAAATCTTCCATTGTTAATTTTTTAGAAGATGATGGGGTTTCTTTAGGTACTTCTGACATATTATATATAATAATACTATTTATATTTTTAAATAAATAATAAACTTAATATAGTTAGGATTTAAATATAAATTCATTTATATATATACAATGAATAAAATTATTTTAGTAACAGGTGGATGTGGGTTTATTGGATCTAATTTAATTGGAAAACTTTTAGATGATTTAAATTGCACAGTCCTATGTGTGGATAATTTAATTACAGGTTTGGAATCTAATATTCAAGAATATTTTTCCAGACCTAATTTTAAATATATGCGCTGGGATATTTGTGATCCTATAGACAGGCTAATTGAATGGATAGGTCCTAGATTATCTCAGATATATCATTTGGCTTCTTTAGCATCACCTGTTAAGTACAAGCAATATCCTATTGAAACTTTACTAACATCAATTAATGGAACCCAGAGGGTCTTAGAACTAGTTCTCAAGTACAAATGTTCAATGTTATTTACATCAACTTCTGAGATATACGGGGATCCTCTAGTTCATCCTCAACCAGAAGAGTATTGGGGTAATGTGAATACAATCGGCCCTAGATCATGTTATGATGAAGGCAAGAGAGTGTGTGAAACATTAATATACGAGTTTGTACGTGCTTATGGGCTAGATTGTAAAATAGTCCGGCTATTTAATACTTATGGGCCAAAAATGGCATTGGATGATGGTCGAGTTATAACAAACTTTATAGGTCGGATCTTATCTGGGCTTCCAGTTCAGATCTATGGGACAGGTGAACAAACTAGATCATTTTGTTTTATAACAGATATGTTAGAAGGGTTGGTATCTATGATGGGTAGTTCAGAACTAGGTCCTATAAATTTGGGAAATGATACATGTGAATTTACTTTGAATGAACTAGTTGGGGTATTTGAAAGAGTGCTAGGAAGGAAAGTACAAGTTGAGTACTTGGATGGGACTTTAGATGACCCAAAGACACGTAAACCAGTACTGGACAAAGCGCGGGAAAGATTAGGATTTGATTGTAAGGTTGGATTGGATGCAGGAATAAAGAAAACATGCGAGTGGTTCGAGTTAAATTGATGCTCTACCTTTATCATTTAACCAGTCTTTTTCTGGTCGATCAATAATTTCATTTCTTTCTTTAATTGCAGTTAATATATATGGTTTTATACCTATTTGTTCCATTTCATATTTTAAACTATTTGTATCCTTAGGAAAACAAGTACCACCAAATCCTTTTTTACCATCATGACCAGGAACATATGTATGAGATGGTAAAATTCTTAAATCACTAGTAGCGAGATGTCTGACATTTTCATAATTAATATTTTTTAATTGACAAAACTCATACATTTCATTACAAAATGATACTTTTGTAGCAAGAAAGCAATTTTTAAACATTTTAATCATTTCTGCTTCTGAATTACTAACAAAATTAAAATTATTATACATAATTTTTTTATTTTCATATGCTAAATTAAAAAGAATTGTAATCTTATTTTTAAATTCATTATCTTTTTTTTCATCTTGTTCTAAAATACCAAAAATCCAATTTTCATTATTAATAAAATCATTTATAAAATTTTTTTCAGTTAAAAATTCAGGCATAAAATAACAATTTAAATTATTAGAAGTACCTGGCGGGACTGTTGACCTTAATACAACAAATCCAGAATAATTAATTGATTTTAAACTATTTATAACAGATTTAATAATTTCAAGATAACAAGAACCGTCTTTATTCATAGGAGTTGGTACACTTATAAAAATAATTTCACATGTATTCATATCTTGCAATTTTAATCCATTTGGAATACATAAATCTGGATTAATATCATATGCTAAAATAGTTATATCTTTACAAGCAAGTTGAAAAGTAGCTTTACCAACAAATCCATTACCAATAATACCAATTATCATAATTAAAATATATAATATATTTTAATTATATAAATTTGTACAAATTTTTCTTTATATTAAATAATAATTGCAAATTTATATTAAATTAGTTTGAGTATTTAAAAAAAATACAAGAAGATACAAAAGTATGTAAACTAGTTATAACTAAAGTTAGATTAGATGATGGGATAAAGAAAACATGTAGTTGGTTTGGGTTTAAATAAAATATTCTAGAATAATTGATCTTGAAAAAAGAATAGTTTCTGAATTAACTTATAATAATTGTGACATATGAATATCATATACTTCAAAATTGTTTTTTTCATAAAAATATGCAAGATTTTGCTTGCACGTTAAAGTAATTTTAAAAAATTGTTCTTTTTTACCAAACTCGATAACATATTCAACTAATTTTTTTCCAATATTTTGATTTCTATAATTTATATCAACAACTACATCTTCAATTCTTCCATACTTGCTAAAATTATGAATAAATTTTTGTTCTATTAGTAATGTAATTGAACCAACTAATTTTTTATTATACTCTGCAACAAAAATAATATTATTAGTAAATATATTATTATATATTTCAATATATTTTTCATATGTAACATCTTCTCCAATTGGTCTAAGTTGGTTAATTAGTTTAATATAATCTATAAAATCATTTTTTTCTAATTTTCTTATTATTAATTCCATATATATTTAAAAATATATACATATATTTAAATATATATAATGGAGAAAAATTCTCAGAAAATTAATTTAAATGTTACAGTGGTATTAACATCTTGTAATCGCCCAAGTGAGTTATTTAAAACATTAGAATCATTTTTTAAGTATAATACATATCCTATTAAAAAAATAATTATTATAGATGATTCTGGAGTTAAAAATTGTATTGATAATTGTTTAGAAATGATTCCTTTAGATATAGAAAAAGAAATCATATATAATGACACAAATATAGGACAGATAGCATCTGTTGATAAAGCATATTCATTAGTAGATACTGAATATATTTTTCATTGTGAAGATGATTGGGAATTTTATGATTATGGATTTATAGAGAAATCATTAGAAATATTAAAAGAAAATAATAAAATATTTACAGTTTGGTTAAGAGCATACGAACACTTGAGTGTTGTTCAAAATGGACATCCCGTTATTTCTGATATTTATAACAATAAATATAGACTAATGGGTGTATTTCAAGAGAGGACTAATATTTGGAGTGGATTTACATTGAATCCTGGATTAAGAAGATTAAATGATTGTCAATTATTAATGCCATATTCACAATATATAGGTTCAAAGGAATGTAATTGTGGAGGTGTAGAGCAAGCACTTTCTAATTTATATTATAAAAATGGTTTTTTATCTGCAATTACTTTAAATGAAAAAGGTTTTGTAAAACATATTGGATGGGATAATCCTACTAAACGTGATTTTTAAAAAATATTTTGATTTGCATTCTGTATTTTTAATCGTTCATCTAATATATCATTTACATCCATATCATTAAATAATTGCATATTTCTATCCCAACCTTGTTGATCATAATAATAATTTACATCTCCTCTCTTCATTTTAATATTTTGCCAATATTCTTTTGATTGTATAGCATAATGATTTATTAACAAAGGTGTATTTTCTTCATCAAAAGATACATTCTTACCAATAGAATTATTATTATAAAAATGACTATGAATACCTAATTGGATATTTCCACTTGTTTTTACAATAGATTTATAAGAATTATATCTTCCATTTGGACCATTTTTAATACTATTATATTCACCTCTATGAATAAAATTTGAAACAACTGATGTTGGCTGCTTGTCAAAATTATTTGACCCGAAATGAACCCAATTTATTTGTAATTGTGTTTCATTTTCATATTTTTTTAATATTTTTTTAATATCAACTTCAATAGGAGAATATAAAAATTCATCTAAATCTAAAATACCAAACCATTTTGTTTTATTTAAATGTTTTTGAAAAAAATGATTATATTTTGTATCTTGCATA